ATGAGCGCTAAGAAACCAATCGAGAAACGGCAGAACCGAGCGACCAAAGACCTTGGCGTGCTGCCCCAGATCGAGGTTGATCCACGCTCAATCCCTACGCCACCGGCTCATCTCACTGAGCGCTGGGTCAAGTCATGGGAGATCTTCTGGGCTTCACCCTTCGCTCAGGTCGTGCAGCCAGCGCAGTACCCTGCGCTCGAACGGCTCTTCTCAATGTACGAGGAGCGCGAGCGAATGGACACCTACCTGCGTGAGGAGCCAATGAGCGTAGGCTCACAAGGGCAGAAAATCCTTAATCCGATGTATCGTCAACGCTCAGCAGTCGATGCCGAGATCCGGCAGCTGGAGGATCGCTTCGGATTGCACCCTAAAGCAGGGCTGCAACTGGGTATCGTTTATGGGGAAGCCGCTCGCAGCCTGGAGGAACTGAATGCAAGGATCACCAACGCCACCATTGCGGAAGCCAACAGCGAAGCCGACCCACGCTACATCGAAGCCGACACCGCTGAAGACACCGCAGAAGAGGCCGCTCTACTCGTCGCCGATCAGTAGTCCTCCGCCGCCCTCTTGGGGCGGCTTGGTCTGCCGGTGGATTGAGACCAACCTAGTCCACGGTGAGGGCGACAAGTTCGGCGAGCCGTTCAGGCTGGAGCCGTGGCAGCGTGCCTACATCTGGCGCATCTACGAGTACGACCCCACGACCAACAAGCGCACGGTCAAGCGCGCCCTGCTGGGTACGCCTAAGGGCAACGGCAAGACCGAGCTGCTCGCCGCTATCGCCTTGGCTGAACTGGCTGGACCGAAGGCTCCACGCTCTCCAAATATCCCTATCGCTGCTGCTTCGTTTGAGCAGGCGGATCTTCTGTTCGGCACGGCTCGGATTATGCTCACGCAGGGTCCACTCGCCGCGCACTTTGAGGTCTACGACACCGAGATCCTGATCAAGGATCGCCCAGGCCGGATGTACCGAGTCGCGGCCGCAGCCGGTACGAATGACGGTGGGCGACCTACCTGCTTCATCGCAGACGAGTTGCACGAGTGGACTGGCAACAAGGAGCGCGTGCATCTCGTGCTCTCCAACTCTCTCGCCAAGCGAGCAGAGGCGCTTGAACTGAACATCTCAACGGCAGGATCAGACGAGAACACCCTGCTCGGCAGGATGCTGACCTACGCCAAGCGCATCGCCTCTGGCGAAGTCTCCGACCCTGGCTTCCTAGTCGAGTGGTGGGCTGCTGCGGACAGCCACGACCTAGAGACAGACACTGGCCGCAGGGCTGCACTGGAGCAGGCGAACCCTAGCGCTCCTGCCTTCGTGGACCTTGACAGACTGTTGGCACGAGCCAACGAAGTGCCGATGCACGAGTGGCAGCGCTACCACCTGAACCGCTTCGTGCAGCCGCCTGACCGTTGGATCGGTGCTGAATCGTGGGCGCGGCTGAAGGAGCCAGAGCGCGTACTGGTACCAGGCGAGCAGATCAGCGTTGGGTTCGACGGCTCCTACGCTCGTGACGCGACCGTGCTGACTGGCTGCACGATGGACGGCTACCTCTTCCTGATCAAGGCGTGGGAGAAGTCGGACACCAACCGAGACCCTGACTGGACGGTGCCGCGCTCGGAGGTGGACGCAGTCGTTGAGCAGGTAATGACCACCTACAACGCCACCCTCTTCTGCGACCCTCCAGGGTGGGCATCGGAGATCGAAGAGTGGACGCGCCGGTACGGCAAGCGTGTGGCAGTATTCCCTACCGCCACGATTGAGCGGATGGGTCCTGCCGTGGATCGCTTCTTCACGGCCGTGGCGACTGGCGAAGGGCTGCGCCACGATGGCTCGCCGCTCCTAGCTCGACATATCAGCAATGTCCATACGCGCCTGACACGCTATGGGCAGGTACTTACCAAGGCGTACAAGGCATCGCCTGACAGGATCGACGCGGCGGTCTCCGCCGTTGTGGCGTTCCAGGGTGTAAAGTTCCTGAAGGTTGAACCAAAGCAGACAGCGAAAGTGGAGTGGGTGAACCTATGATTCAGAATATCCTTGAGGTTGTGGGTGCGGCGTTTGTGATTGCAGGTCTCGCGCTATTCTCAATCCCAGTCGCATTGATCGCCACAGGCGTAGCCTTAGCTGCGCTCGGCTATACGCTAGGAGATCGTAAGTGAGCATCCTCCGTCGCCTTCTTGGCACCGAGCAGCGCAATGTTTCTGGCGGTCAGTGGCTCAGCGATAAGCCAGCCGAATCGTCAGCCGGAGTCCAACTCAATCAGCAGAACGCAACATCGATTGGCGCGGTGTACGCTGCCGTCAAGTTGTACGCCGACACAGTAGCGAGCCTTCCAGTTGGTGCCTTCATCCGCGACGGCGGCGTGCGCCGACCAGTCACGCGACCGCGCTGGATTGATCAACCTATTCCTGCCAACCCCAACTTCACAGGCTTCCAGTTCCGTCACGCGATTGTGTCAAGCCTCTTGCTTGACGGCAACGCCTTCATCCTGTTCCTGACTGATCGCCTTGGCGATGTCGTTGAGACACGCTGCCTTGATCCACAAAAGGTGACCATCGGCGCAGACGCAAACGGTGTGCCGATTTACACCGTCACGACAGGAGACGGCGCGTTCAGCGTTGGTCCTGATCAAATGATCCACATCCCACTCTTCGCTACAGCAGGCACCGCGCGCGGTATGTCTCCTGTTGAGCATCACCGCACGACACTCGGACTCGCCTCTGCCACGCAGCTCTACGCTGCGAAGTTCTACGAGAATGGCGCAGCGCCTAGCGCCGTTATCAAGGTGCCAGGCGAGCTGACGCAGGATGTCGCCGACTCGCTCCGCGCATCGTTCAGCCGTCGCCACGAAGGCGTAGAGAAGATGCACAAGATTGCTGTCCTAACCGGAGGGGCAGACTTCCAGCAGATGTCAATGAAAATTAGCGATATGCAGCTCACCGAGACCCTCCACTGGTCAGTGGAATCCATTTCTAGAATCTACGGCTTGCCCTTGCATTTGCTTCAGTACCCAGGTGGCAACACCTCCTACAGCAGCGTGGAAGTGATCAGCATCGAGTGGCTGCGCCTAGGGCTTGGACCACTCATCGCGCGCATTGAGGCAGGGCTTCAGCGCCTGATTGTTGGCGAGACCACCTTCATCAAGTTCAACATCGACGGACTGCTGCGACCCACCACCAAGGAGCGAATGGACTCCTACGCAGTCGCGCTCAACTCAGGCATCCTCAATCTAAATGAGGTGCGCGCGCTTGAGGACCGACCACCTCTCCCAGTTGGCGGCGACGAGTTCTGGAAGCCGCTCAATATCGGCACCGTAGGCAAGGAGCCGCAGGCGTGAGCTACATCATCGTTGACCTTGACGGCACACTGATCCTTGAGAACGATGAGCCAAATCAGCCGCTGATCGACTTGCTCAATGAGGAAGTGATGTCTAGCGATAAGCAGATCATCATCGTGTCGGCTCGCAAGATTGACCGACTTCAGGAGACGCGCGCTTGGCTGCAAGAGCATAAGGTCGCTGGTATTGAGGAGGTTCACCTCAACGACTTTGAGGGAAGCGCCTTTGCCACCGGCTTGGCATTCAAGGAATACAAGTACGGACTCTTGAAGGAGCAGTACGGCGAAGAGTTGGAATGTGCGATTGACAATGACGCAGCCGTCCGAGAGATGGCAATCGGTCTTGGTCTTGACGCCTACTCGCCAGAGGAATACTTGGCAGAGGAGAGCCGCGCCGTCTACGAAGTGCCTGACTACATCCGCAATGCCGCTGCTAGGGGATTGTCATTCGTAGAGGACGGTCTCGGCGGAGACGGCTTGCAGGCTGAGACCATCTCGGACGCGCGAGAACTTGCCGCTGGTCGAGCAGACACCGACAAGGTCATCCGCACCGCCGCCTGGATTCGCCGCCATCGCGGCGACTGGGAAGGCGTACCGCAGAATGAGGACGAAGATAACGCAGACTTCCCAGGTCCAGGTGCCGTTGCTGGCTTCCTGTGGGGTGTGGAAACAACTGACCCAGAGGCAACTGATCGCGTACTCTCGTGGGCAGATGCTTTGATCGCAGCTGAAGATAGGGAGATTGTGGATATGAAAGAGAAAGAAACTCGCTCGGTACCAATCGGTGAGTTCCGACTTGCTGAGGCTGGT